GACTTTCACCTTCATATCTCTCCATACAAGTATAACATGCTTCTGCTAAATCATCAACATGTAGAAACTCTCTCATCGGAGTACCATCACCCCATAGTGTTATAGGATGTTGATAACTACCACCCAAATCGTGTCCTATCTTACTCTTACCCTCGTGACATTTACGAAGTAATGCAGGTAATACATGAGAAGTTTCAAGATCAAAGTTATCATTAATACCATACAAATTAGTAGGCATCAATGATATTGCATTGAATCCATATTGTTGTTTGTATGCTCTACACATTCTTAGACCAGCAATCTTAGCAATGGCATAAGCATCATTAGATGGTTCCAATTCACTTGTCAACAACTGATCTTCAGTGATAGGAATCTTAGGACTCTTAGGGTAGATACATGATGATCCTAAGAATAATAACTTCTTGACACCATTACGATATGCTGCATCAATGACGTTAGATTGAATCATCAAGTTATCGTAGATAAACTCTGCTGGATGATTCTTATTACCCATAATACCACCAACCTTTGCAGCTGCAAGGAAGACGTATTCTGGTTTATTAAATTCAAAGAATCTCTCAACATCATGTTGTTTCCTCAAATCCCAATGAGATGATGGGGACGAAAGAATGTTATTAAATCCTCTCCTCTTGAGCATACGAATAATAGCAGAACCAACGAGTCCTGTATTACCTGCCACATAAATTTTGCTATTACTGTCCATAGATTACCATGTCCTCAACTAATTGATCAAATGTAATTTTAGGTTCCCAACCTAATTCTTTTCTTGCTTTAGAAGAGTCACCTAATAATGATTCAACTTCAGCAGGTCTGAAGTATCTATCACTCACTCTAACTATTGCTTTCTTTGTATTCCAATCATAACCTACCTCTTCCTCCCCTTCACCCATCCATTCAATATTAAAACCAAAGAATGGTGCTGCCTTATCAACAAAATCCCTTACAGAATGTTGTTCACCAGTAGCAATTACATAATCTTTAGCCTCATCTTGTTGCAACATCAACCACATTGCCTCTACAAAATCCTTCGCATGACCCCAATCTCTCTTGGCATCTAGGTTACCAAGATATAGACAGTCTTGTCTACCTGTAGATAGGTTTGATAGACCCATTGTTATCTTTCTAGTCACGAATGTCTCACCTCTACGTGGTGATTCATGGTTAAAAAGAATACCTGAACACGCATACATGTCGTATGCTTCACGATAGTTCTTTGTAGTCCAGTATGCGTAGAGTTTAGCACATCCATAAGGCGATCTAGGATAAAAGGGTGTTGACTCCTTCTGGGGGATCTCCTGCACCTTTCCGAACATCTCTGAAGTGGATGCTTGATAGATGCGAGTCTTCTTCTCCATACCTAACAATCTAACTGCTTCTAGAACACGAAGTGTACCCAATCCATCAACTTGACCAGTATATTCTGGAGTTTCAAATGATACTTTTACGTGACTCTGAGCCCCTAAGTTGTATATCTCATCAGGTTGTACTTTTTGAATGACACCAATGATATTGGTAGCATCAGTTAGATCACCATAATGTAGTTTAATCTTATGAAAGAACGGATCTATTCGATAAGTATTAATTAATGATGCACGACGTACAATACCATGCACTTCATAACCTTTTTCTAAAAGCAATTCAGCAAGATAAGAACCATCTTGACCAGTAATTCCAGTAATCAAAGCAACTTTCATACTATTCCCATCGTGAAACTGTCAATTCAATAGAGTTATCCTCCATTTCCCATTCCTCATCTACCACGAACCCCTCCTTTTTGATAGTATTGTGTAATACCATTCTAGCATACTGTTGAGTGACTTTATCAACAAATCTTTCTACTGGAATAGGTTGGTTCCATGTCTCAAGATCTGCGACTAACTCATACTCATTTGTATGTGGATTTAAACGAAATCCCACATCCTTTGCGATAGCAACTTCTGCTTCCACAGTCTCATGCTTTATTCCATGAGCTCCAGTAACTCTGAGTTCTAAATCTTCTTCAACATTATACTGTAGAAGTTCTAGTGCTTCAACTAATTGTGGTTTGTGTTTGATTTTCGTTTTGATTGTGCTGAAGTGTGACATTTTCTTGTTGATAATACTCTGGTTTGGTTTCTACGTAGATAACATTGCCAAGTTTTTCTTCTATGGATCTGGTTATACTTTCACATTCATTACCAACAGCACCGAAAACTTCTTCAGCAACAGTACCATCTTGACGAATAGTAAACTTAATAGTTTGTCTGTCCATAATAGTTTTATGTATCTATCCATTATAAAACCCCTGACATAATATGTCAAGGGTTGTTGAATATTTTACTAGATTGACCCAATTAAGGTGGATGTGAATGAATTAGCATTTGATTAGATTAGAACTGTGTTTACTTGAACTCTAAACTAAAACCTCCCTACAGATACGTTTACAAACTGACTGTGTTTCATCGCATTCGATTAAGCACTCGTAGTATTCCGTGAGCTGGGCATCCTGTTCATCCTCATATGAACCTGCTAATTGATTAAATGAAATTAAGTTGTGCATTAATCGTCTCCATTTACTACAAATTTACCATAATATACCTCATAACAAAAAGGTTTAATGCATCTTGCTTCTCCTGTTGTGTACCTTTCGGTGACTGATATTATTTATAGCACGAATGTGTTAATTTGACAATACTTTTTAACAAAAATTTATGCCTAGTCGTTCTTTAACTATTTCTAATGCTGCTGGTAATATACTATATTCCTTTAATTGTATCCGTCTGGTCAGTGTTTTTATAGTATCTTCAGGATTAATGGGAACCTCCCTCTGTATTATTATTTCACCACCATCTAATTCATCATTTACATAATGAACTGTACATCCAGTAACACTGTCACCAGCCTCCATTGCTCTTTGAACTACATTCAATCCCTTATACTTCGGTAATAGTGATGGGTGAACATTTATTATTCTATTTGGAAACTCTTTTACAAAGTTAGGTGATATTATTCTCATCCAACCTGCAAGAACAATAACATCTACACCTGCCCATTTAAACTCATTGATGATCCTAGTTTCATCTGAACTCTTGATATGACAAGATGGAATACCAAACTTTGCTGCTCTCCTCATAGCACCACACCCTTCATTATTGTATATCATCAAAACAACTTCATCATGCCAACAAGTTTTGATTATGTTCTCGAAATTGGTTCCGTTGCCAGAACACATAACACCTAGTTTCATAGCACTTGAACCACTCCGTAACAATCTGGAATCTCACTCATCAATTTCTTTTCTATACCTTGCTTCAATGTCATAACACTCATAGCACATGACTCACATGCACCACCAAGTCTAACCTTGACAATATTTGTTTCATGTTCTATCTCTACAAACTGAAGTGATCCACCATCTGCTTCAATGTAAGGAAGAATTTCTTCTAGAACCTTAATTACGTTTTCTTCTGTTAATTCCATAGTCTTGTTAATTGTCGAACATCAGATACACCAAAGAGAGATTTGCATTTTGCTTCAGCATCCTCTCTCAAATTAGATGCTGATAGAAATTCCACCTTCTGCAACCTATTAGATGGTAAAAGAATTTGTGCTGACCATTTAATTTCCTTCATAATACTGGATACTCCTCGTTTCTAACAAATTTAGTTTTCTTTGTTTTAAAATCATCCATCAATCTACTAACTTGTTTCCTATCAAGACCTGCAAGGTGTTCACAGTTCTCTAGACAACGATAGATACATTCTCTATCACTTATAGGTGGAGAGATTTCCCACCCATCCTTGTCATAGTATTTCTTACCCTTAGTGACTTGTGCCTCTACATGTCCAAGATCTTGTGTCTTGGAAGGGTTCTTGTAGTTATGGCTTATACTCTGGTTCTTTTTCATTTATAGGATGTTGAAAATGTTCTGTATCAAAATATGAAACTCCTGGTGGTTTAGGATTATCATATGCCATTCTTAATTTTCTTTGATACTCACGTTCGTTTAGAACTTCATTAATAAGTATCTTCATCTCTTTAACATATTCTGCAGAGAATAACCTACAAGGTTTAATAACCATAGGTTTATGTTTCGTTACTGGCCCCTTATAATTGGGATCAGCAGGGCCACTCATCCCTTGTGTGTCTATTTTGTCCATAATAAATCTGTTTTCTTATTTATTGAATGTCAAGAGGTCTACCGTCTTGTGATTTATACATCTTAACCAATCTATCCTCTTCATTACCTGCTATGTCATCATACTGTGACCAATGTTGTATTTCTCTGCTATTTCTTCTCTTTACGAACTTCAATTCATTCCAATTACCTTCATAGCACAATAATAATGTATGAATATACTTGTGTGGATCATTCTTTGAATATTCACACTGAGGTTTAGGTCTAATACCAGTCTCTATTGTAAGATAACGTGGTATTGGTCTCCATCCAAATTTGACTCTCTTTTCATTGTCTGTTTCTTCACCTTTAAAATATACCCATCCTTCATCCACATCACCGTTTGGTCTTTGCCATACAACATAATCGTCTACTTGTGGTTCATACATAGATTTAGATGAAGATGATTTGATTATACCACAATATGTATGAATTGGGAATATGTTTATAAAGTTTAAGGAAATAAAAAGAAAATATAAAGAATTTGCTAATTTGTATAGATAATGTTAGAATGTCAACACAAACCACCACGAAGCAATGATTAATTTAGACGAACGATACCACGACTATCTAAATGGCAGTAAGAAATTAAGAATAGATGGTGTTGATGAACGTCTTAATGCTTATGGTTGGCACTGTGATGGCAATGAAATAAAAGGATATTATCTTACGACAGAAAATTATAAACTATTTTACAATATGAACGAACAATTTATTAAGATGGAAACTATTAGGCAACCAGTAGTAAGTTAGGTAGGTTTTGTTGGCCAAGTTACATCTTTAATACCAGTATCATTTTCAATATGACTACATAAAGTTGGATTTGCAGAAGATGGTAGATCTCTTAATGCTTGTCTATAAGTTTTCCATGCAGCAGGAATATTGGTTCCCAACTCTTTATGCATAGTAACAACCCAATCAGATGCAGTAAGTCTTTTATCTCTTTCTTCACGTAAACGAGTCATCTTCTCTACATTTTCAATCCTAGTAATTTCGGTATTTAATTCCTCTTCCGTTGGTTTCGTATCATTAGAATACCATTCCAAATTACTATATACTTGTTCACCCGATATAGCCCAGTGAGAAGTAGGACGTAAAGTTATCAATGCGTGTGTTATATCAAAATGACTCATGATTTTATCTCCTGAACTGTAAACGTACTCTGAGGTACACCATCATAGTTAGCATCTGCGTCTTGGATAGTTTGTGCTCTATTAACATAAACAGTAGTAGCACTACTATACCCTCTGAGTTTTACATCCCATATAATTTCATTAGTAGTTCCTGCCATCGGATCTATATGCTGACCACCAAGATGGTACATTTGATGTTGTGCATTTGCATTATTTCCAGAATGATAGTTATTCATACGACCACAACATCTAGTTCTAGCACTTATTTCCTCTCCAGTTATATCAAACGGAATTCCATCATCTTTAAAAATAACATACTCACTCTGATATGCAGATCCAGCAGAAGGAAACCCAATGTACAAGCGTACATCTAATAATAAACTACTATCTGGAAAATGTGGGGTCATTTTAAGAGTTAATGTTGGAATATTTACCCAATAAGGAGAAGTACCATTAGAACTCGAAAATTGACCAGTTGATCTTTTCACAACTGTCTGAATTACACTCCCCTTTGGCATCCTTTCGGGAGGTACCTGTCCTTCCAATTCAGTAATCTTTTCCCGTACATTGAATGCGGGCTTTTCTATTCTAACTGCCATGCTAAACCTCCACTACCATGCCTTTTGCTGCTGATAATGTCTTACCAGAAGTAATTGCATTTGTAGTATTATTTATTCTCTTTAATCCACGGAAATCACTGCGACCTTGTGATGTTCCAACATGAAGAATATTCGTATCATCATCAAAATCAGTTGCTGTTATAGCATTAGATGATCCATAGAGAGTACATTTGGCATTAGGTTGGAATAATGGTAATTCATCTTCATATATTTTTTTAACTTGAGCAGCAGTTGGTACTCCTCTTCGATCAGCATCACCACCACCAGAAATTTTAAGCAATGCAAGTTGACCTTGATGTGGATAATTTACAGCAGGACTAGTATTTGCAGGAGTATAATGTCCAATATTCCAATTATCTACAGGATTTAAATCAACAACTGCCTTACTTGATGTTTTGGCCATACTACCATCAACATACATTGTTTTCTGAACTGCACTACTACCCCAGTCTGCAACACAACATATATGATGCCAATGTCCATCAGCAACACTAATATCCCCAATCATACCTCCGCTACCATTAGTAGAATCCCAAAAATATGGTAAACCTGAAGTTACATGTATTGCTATACCCATACCATGATTTGCAGTGGATGATTGGACATTCATCAAATATTGATAAGCATTAGTAGCAGATGTTTTACTCCAACCCATCATCACAAAACATGAAGTATCCCCAAATATTGTAAAGGTTTCATTTCTTCTTATATAATTATTAGCATCAAATCCAGTATAAGAAAGTAATTCTGCACCTTCAGCAACTGCTTGATATTTAAGAGCACCATTACTATATGCTGTAAAGTTTCTTGTAGGATATGCGAAACTACTATATTGTCCACCATTACTTAGAGCAACACCATCTTGAGTTGGATCTGCATACATTCCCAAACAAACATGGGTATCTCCATGCATCCATCCCGTATTAATGTCTTTCGTTGTTATATTTACCATACCTGCTTGCAATCCATAAGAATTACTACCAACAGTATCATATCCTGCACTATTTGTACGATTAATATCTGGAGAAAATTCTTCAGCAATTCTATGGAGGCCTTTAGTTCCAGTACCAAATATTATAGATCCCTGTTTAATTATTGGATTTTCTTGAGTTGTTCCCCAACTATTAAATTTAAATGGTCCTGGTTCTTCAATGCCACCATAACCATAATATCTACCAATATCGGTTCCACCATCATTTTCACCATGTGTTGGGCCTATAGCTGCAGTAACTTGATGGCCTGGCCCTAACCTTCTTTTTTGTGTTCTTACATCAATAATTTCTATAGATTGACCAGAAGTTGGTCCATTGTGTCCCATAATCAATGCTTCTTGTTCTGCACACATACCCATCACCATACTACTACCATATCCATGATTAACACTGGTTACTGTACCATCATCATGGAATATAGTCAGACCACCACTATTAGCACCACTACTACCATTCTTACTTACTACACAAAGAGTAGGTATTTTCATTCCCGTGCATGAGTCAGTTGGTGCATCATGTAATGCCATTGCATAAACTGAACTCACATTATCGCAAATAAGACTATTACTGAAAGGAGCGTATCGTGCATTATTTGTTGGTTGTACAGTATTTCTTGTTAGAATCTCTCTTGGTTGTTTATAACCCCAACTAGAATTACCAGCTACTCTGTATCTTCCTATAGAATCACCTAGAAGACTAATTCTAACAACACCATACTCAGATAATCCAACAAAAATGTCACCATTAATTGCATGTACAGTAGTAATATTTGCCCATAAATGAGAAGCACCACCTCTAAATGACATCCATAATGGAGTATTTGGGTGATCACCATCATAAATGTGCAAAACGTTGCCACTAGATTCACCAACAATAATAGCAAGAGCAGGAAACTCCTTTCTCTCTCCTCTATCTACTGATGGACCTTCATCAAACCAACTTCTATCCTGACATCTCTTTCTCCATACACCACCATCACTATCTTTTGTAGTATCATATAAAAATATTGCACTACAAGAGGTCTCGGTAATTAATGATTTAATAGCAGTAACATTTTCTATTTCTAGATTTTCTATATTAACACTGGTTGGATCTTGGTAAGCCAATCCACCCAACATTGCATTTGTTGGTACTTGAGTTTTTCCGATTCCTACTAGATTTGGCATTAGTTATTTTTCTCCTGTTGTATTTATTATGATGTTAGGGTAATCAATTGACTGTTAGGCAACTTAGCTGGATAATACATAAATCTAGCGATATGACCACCAAGCATATTTGCACCACTAATACCACCAATTCTTAAACTATCAAAAGCTGGCAATGTAAATGTAGTAGTATTTACATTTATAGATCCATTTACATATGAATCCAAATCACTTGACTTGAATGACATAGCAGCCTTATACATATTATCTGAAGTAAGAGTAGCACGAGTAAATGCAGTGTTTGATCCATCATGATAGTAATGGTATGCAGGACCACTTCCACTATCTCTAGAGAATTGTAGTGTATGTGAACCAACTGCCGAATTCTTAAATGCATAAGAAGGAAGACCAGAATTACCATTTGAAACTGGCATATGAGTATGAACAACAGATGTTCCTTCAGAAGAATTATAGAAATCACTGAATTCTGTTCCAGATATTACTACATTATCCTCTCCACGATAAACTACTGTTCCTTTGTTTGTAGGAATATAAGACGATGGGAATGGCAGCGATTCAAACTGACAACCCCAAATATAAACACTACTTGCTCCATTACCTGAATATTGACCACCATTACCATGTAACCAATGTGGTATTACATTACTAGCATTTTGGTTAGATTGGAAACTATAAGTTACTTTTACCCATCCATTTGGATATTGTGTAATGGATCTAGAAGTAGTATTAGTATGAGCAGAAATAGAAGTAAAAGTAGAATCAATTGACATAGATGCAACACTACCTGTTCCTCTTGAACAATAGAATTGATAGTTACCACCGTTAATATCTGTTCGATAATTTGGCCCTTTCTTTACCCAAGATGAAACCGAATAATATTGATTATTCGTAACTGGAATACTAGACTGATAATGACTAGCGTGATAAGCAGAGGAACTGTTTTCTTTGCTTTCATATACACCTCCAGTCTTCCCATCTGGACCTACTACAGATGGTGCCAAAGTATGTGTTACATTATTAGTACCCCATCCAGTGCCTGATAAATCACTACTATACTTAATCCAATTAGGAATATTTTGTTCTACTAATAACCCCTTACATTCTTTCGTTACTGGATCGTGATCGAATCTTGGAATATTAGCACCAACTATTCTAACATAACCTCTCTCATCAATATAAGATCCAGGCCCAGTTCTTTCAAAAGTAAATGCTGGATCTAATTTCTTGACTGCTGCAAAATTAAGATCTAATGTTGGTCGAATGGTTGGATAGTCTTGTGGTGTTGCAATTTCCTGTGCAAACGTAACTTTACCATCTGTATCCATAGAGAAATCATCTCTATTATCAGCAGTAGATATCTCTAATGTGCTTGAACTTTCATCATATCGCATCTCACTTCTAAATGTTCCATCATGAGTAAATTTAAATATTACATCATCATTACCACCATCATTATTTTCATCTGCACGGAGTTCTAAAACATTGTAACTGTCACTTCTAAATAAATTATGTGTTGAACCAGTAGCAGTTATGTTACCAGTTGAATCGATGACAAATCGAGATGCACCACCAATAGTATCATTCTCAATATAAAATTTATTATCACTACTAGTTTTTATTTTCCAATTAGAAACATCAGTTCCATTATTAGAACTTCTTAATCTTAGGTGTGCAGAACCATTACCACTATCCTCAATGAGAATATCACCAGCACCAAAAACGTGAAGACCATAATCAGGAAGATCAGTTCCTATACCTACTTTAGATGTAGAACCATCAACAACTAAAACCTTTGAGTCCTTACCATTATAAACACAAAAATCTCTAAACAGAGAAGTACCACCAGAAATATTATTAAATCTGTTTATTCCTACACCAGCTGTACCTGGAGATCCACTAGCACCTTGAGCAGTTCTTCCGCTATTAATGAGATGTAAATCACCATCTTGTTTTTGATCTATGAAAGTATTAGATACTCCTTTCCACTCACCAAGAGTCAAATCACCATTAACATCTAATTTATAATTTGCTGTTGGAGTTGTTGAATTTATACCAACTGCACCTGTCGATGTGATGCGAAGTTTTTCTGCTGCTCCTCCAGAAGAAAAACATAAATCTCCTTGACTTCTGATTGCAAAATCACCAGAGTCTGCACCACCTGTTAAAATTTGCCCACCTGCACCAATATATCCGAGTGCTGCTCCATTTGCACCTACAGCATATTCAATATATGATCCACTACTTCTTCTTGATTTCCATAAACCGATTGCAGCATCACCACTATCCACATGCAGTTTGTATGTTGGATTATCAGTTCCGATACCAATTTTACCTGCTGATGTGATGCGAAGTTTTTCACTCATCGAACCAGCTGTGAGTACACTAAATCTAAATTCTCCTGCCTGTCCAGTATTATCACCTCTTACAGCAGTAATTTTTGCACAATTAAACAACTCACCACTTGCTTTTGCTCCACCAAAATTTAAATTTAATCCTGCTCCACCAGTTCCTGTATAATCGTTTCGATATATACCAAGTACATTAGCACCACCTGCAACATCAAGATGATTTGATGGTATTGCACTTCCGATACCAACTTTACCTAGTGATGTGATGCGAAGTCTTTCTACAGTTGCTGCATTATACATATCACCTGCAGCTGCAGATGTAGTATAGAACTGAATATGAGCACCTTCATCATTTCCATCACCACGAGCCTGTATGCTTGCAACAGAGTGACCATCTAATGCAGCAAAATTTATTCCACCAACTGTACCTACAGTATTTGTATTTGATCTTTTAAGAGTTATAACTGTATTACCACTAGCAGCTGTTTGTGTTATTTCACCATTATTTTCGATACTAAGTCTTGGAGTAGCCTGAGCATCTGTATGAACTGCAAAAGCACCACCAAGAGCACCAGCATATACTTCACTATTTGTTCCTGTATCACCAGTTGTATTATCTTGATAGGAGATATATGAACCAGAATCTGTGGAACTAACAGCAATTGCTACATTAGTACCTCCAGATTTTACAGTAAGATGATGTCTAGGAGTAGCTTCACCTATACCAATTTTACCTTCATCATCTACAGCAACTACTTGAGATGTACCATCATATAATCTTAATATATCTGCTGTTCCACTTTGAGTTATTGCTACTCCAACGACAGTATTACTATTCGCACCGACTTCTACTCTATCTACACCAATCAAATCAGTATCAAGTGTACTAGTTGTTCCTTCAACTGTTAAGTTATTTGATACTCTTAGGTTATAGAATGTTGATAAATCATTTGGATTTAGAACACCACTTATTTTTACATCTCCAACAACATCTAATGCTGCTTGTGGACTTGTACTATTAATTCCTACTCTATTATCTGTGTCATCCAGATATAACAATCCCCCATCATAGTTAAATGGCTTCGCCATTTGAGCACCATTGACGGTATTGTTTCCTGGTACATTAATTCCTATTGCATCTCCAAGAACAACACAGAAAAAACTATCCTGTGCAGTTGGAGCATTTGCAAATGTTATTTGGTCATTATTAATCTGATATGCTGATTCTGGTTCCTGTATTACACCACCAACAGAGACAAGAATAGAAAATTCTGAACCAGGATAATAAGCAGAACCACCATTAGTTAAACTAAAAGTGGTGGTACTACTATCGAAACTGGAGGAAATATCATCTAACTTTAAATAATTTCCATTTGATAATTGCTTGCCAATGTAAGGCATTCTATTTTACCTCATTACCCCGAATGAAACTATTTATTCGGTTACTACTGCAGGTGTTTGAACTTCTGGTTCTACTACTTCTTCTTCAGTAGTAGGTGATGTTTCAGGTTCGGGAAGTTTAATACCAATTTGATCTAGATACTCAGCAACTCCTTGAAGTTTCAAAGCCATTTGCTTTTTATTATCTACTTGAGTGTTCAATTCATTAATCTCTTGTACAAGAGTTTGTTGTTGCTGAAGCACTTGTGCCAAATGATTCTGTTGTTCGTTCAGTTCAGCCATTTCTAATTTGTAAATTTAAGTATATTATATAGTAAAGAATTTGAGATGTCAAGCGTTGTGATAACCGAA